CCTGAAAATCTCTCTGGTGCTCTTGATTCTTACGTTGCTTTAGCACGTAACAAGGCTTACGAGAAACTTAAGGAGAAATTAATCACCTCTGCTCAGATTGGTGCCAGTCTCGGTGAGTATCGCCAAGCTCACGAGATGATTTATTCCCGCGCAGCACAACTCTTGTCCGGGGCTCGCGCCCTCAGGCGTTTGGACTTCTCTGGCGTCGCAAAATCTTTCTCTATTCGGTTACCAAAAGGAACGAACTTTCGCAACCTAAAATCCTTTGGGAATTTATGGTTAGAATTTCATTTCGGCTGGGAACCGCTTGTTAAAGATATATACGATGCCGTCGAAGTCTGTACTAAACCTGCAAAAGTTGAATGGGCAAAGGCTTCATCGGTTGAAGAGTTTAGTCTTACTCAGAATTTTGGCTCGCCTGTTTTCAGACGACACCAAATTAAGGGTAAGTTCTTTTCTCTCATGGGTGCTGGCATTACTGTATCGAACCCGAATCTCGCGTTCGCCAGTAATCTTGGCATCCTTAATCCGTTGTCGATTGCATGGGAACTTGTTCCCTTCTCCTTTGTAGTTGATTGGTATGCCAACGTAGGCCAAATTCTTGGGTCTATGTCGGACTTTTATGGGTATGATCTTTCCGATCCCTTCCACACTGATACTTTTAAGTATCGTGTTGATTATAACGATTTCGGCAACCTTAACGCTGGCTACTATGCCAACGTCATCGTTGACGTGACCGCTATGGATCGTCAGTCGGGACTTGTTTCCCCGACCTTCGTGACCAAACCCGCACGTCTTCCATCCTTGAATAGGGCCGCAACTCAAATTGGTCTGCTCACTCAGTTTTTGAGTGGTCATCGCTAATCTTTGTTGATGCCCGGCTTGATCGCCTGATGGGAGTTTTTCTTATGTGCATTTAGCACTTTTTCGCCACATAGTGAGGTTCTTTTATGACCGCAATGGCAAGCATTACCGTCAAGAAGGCCGACGGCACAACTGATATCGTCTTTGACTCCCTGTCACCAGCTGGTGGCGATGGGACTTTCGCCGAATGGCGTCAGGATACCGGTCAGTCGTCTGGCTTTCCTGTGGGACTGCGACCCCGTCTCCGCGTGATGACAAAGTGGAACGGTCCGAAGACTGCACGGATTATGGCTTTTGAAGCCACTTTTCCATATGCCGTCCAGGACTCAACCACAACGCTTTACAGCGCTCGGGATCAGGTACTCATCAAAGGTACCTATACGCTTCCGACGGCCATTCCTGCCGCTAACTTGAAGGAAGCTGTCTACCAGATTGGTAACATTCTGGCTAGCAGCCTCGTCAAGTCCAGCGGCGAAGTGGGCTACTCGCCTCGTTAATCACTTGGCCTTATAGCTTTTCCAATTCGGAGGTTCCCGATGTTGTCTAATTCGTCACGTCTTGTCATCGAAATTCTCGATGAGCTCGGAGGAGCTAGAGCTCTTAGTCTTTCCATTATGGAGAGATATAAGGACTTTAGCGGGTTCGGTCAGCTTTCTGCTGTCGAGCCAGGCCACTATTGTGACCCTGTTTCCTACTTCCGCGATTCCCAAGCCATGGCTTTGTTTTCAAAGTTTCGTGACTTGGTTGTTAGCGGTGTAGATCGTAAGCAAACTGCCATTAACAAATGGTGGGAAGCTGAGAGACAGTGTTACAAATCCAATGAACGACTCAGTCCCTTTCTCTTCAACTCCTTTGATGAAGATGAAAAGGCTATCAACGATTTTCTTATCGCTGTTAGGAAAAAGATTGAGTCTTGGATTGGACCCCGGCCCCCATCTATTGACAGAGTCAATGGACGGTTCGGACCTGGTGCTACCTTCTCTGATCGGGGCCGTCTCACGACGGTACCAGATAAAATGACTTCTGTTCCCACGCTGACCTTCGGTGCCTATTGGTATATTTTACCATACCTCAATACTTATTGGGGGCGTATTAACGCGGCTGCCGAAAAAGGTTTATCTTTCTCTCGTGGTAAT